AATCCGTGTCCGACATGATGAGGAACAACGCCGTTTTCTTATCGCCCAGCGTGTCCAGTTGCAGCTCATCGTACATAGTGAGGTCACGCAGTTCTTGGATGTCGAAGGGAGCTAATCTGGCACCACAGGAAATAAGGATGGATTTTGCGGTCTTGCCGGCAGCCAGCTTGTAAAGTTTGTACTGCCGTCCGGCAAAGCTGTTGGGCTTCTTTTTTGCCAGTTCTTCAAACAGCAGATCCACCGGGTTCTGGTATTCCTCATCGTCCTCCAGCACTTGCATGGTGTTCAGCATTTCCAGAAGGGTCGCGAAATTCTGCTCCTCCACCGGGGCTTCATAATGCAGATAAGCGATCAGGGCGGTGAGCAAAAGACGCTCGCTTTTCTCCCAAAATGGATCGCCACCGGACCCTTCGCCCTTGGTGTTGGTCATCAGGGTCGTAACGAGTTTCAGAATGTCCTTTTCGCTGTGGACATAGGCGAAGGGGTTATAGTGCATCGACTTTTTGAAGTTGATGGTGTTCAGGATTTTCAGCTTGTAACCGTTTTTCAGAAGTGCGTTCCCGCACTCGACCACGATACTACCTTTCGGGTCTGTAACCACATAGGAACTGTGACATTGTAAAAGGTTGGGCTTGAGCCAAAACCGGGTCTTGCCGCTGCCGGAGCCGCCCACCACCAGCACGTTTTTATTTCGGGCATTCTTGGGGTCAGGCGGACGGTTGGACATCATCAGCCGTTCCGTTTTGGTAAGGATGATATTGTCCTCAAACTTCGGAGCCATGAACGGCTCAATATCCTTGGCGGTGCCCCACCGGGCAGAGCCGTACTCCATGCCGTGGCGGTACTTCTTGGCGTTTTTGCCACGCAGATAGACCGCCAGCCGTAACCCTGCGCCGCAGCACAAGCCCACCAGCAAATCCAGTGGATGCAGGCTGGGCAGAGGATTTGCAAACGCCACCGGGATTGTACTCATCATGGACATAATCTTATCGCCCAGTTCCTTGCCCTCCGCAAGCCGCCACGCTTCACCGAAGTTCGTTGCCGCCAGTCCCAGCAAAATATAGGGCAAATACAGAGCCAGCAGCTTTGTCAGCTTTTTCGTGGTCACAGTCCACGCTCCTGTTCCTTGTGCCGGACTTTGCCGGGGAGTTCTGCCGCCGCCTGCACCAGTTCCTGCAATCGTGCCAGCACCGAGGGGCGTTTGTCCTTGTTCAGCAGGGATGCCGAATATTCCTTGAACGCCGAGTGAAAGGCTTCTGCATCCGGGGCTTTGAAAAAGACCAGATACCGGGGCGGCACCTCGGAGGTGTCCTTGCGGATGGCGTAGTCGATGCCGTACTTTTTGGCATAGTGTTCCAGCCCACGGATGCCGGTCTTGCTGATCTCCACGCTGGACACGCCCCGGTTCTGCCGCAGAAGAGTGCGGACGCTCTGCTTACCTTGGGATGCCTTGGACTGGTACAGCCGAAACGCCGCTTTAACTGCCCGCAGGACAGTCCGGGCAGACAGCTTTGTGGTCGAGATGGCAAGGTTGACCGTCTTATGCTCGATTTCTTCCTGCACTGCCATCACCTCCCGTGCAGCAGGGTGATTTTAGCGGTCATGCTCTGCCGGGGGCTTGGTGCGGGGCTTTTCTGCCGGAGGTTCATCAGGCACCGGCAGCACCAGCAGACGGTTGCCAAGCTTCAGAAAGGCTTCCGGCTGATGAAAAAGCTGCTCGTACTTCTGCGCCAGTTCCGGGGTCAGGGATGCAAAATCCTCCTCGCCCAAACCCACTACCAGAAAGTCTCCGGCAACGGCATCGCACATCTGCCCGTCCTCATCCCGCAGGGCACGGTTCAGGGGCAGTCCCATGAGCTTGCCCTCGTCATTGCAGATGATGGCCACCGGGTCTGCAAAGGGGTAAACGGCATCAATCGAGCCGCCCACCGCCTGCTGCAAAGCTTTCAGGTCGTTATCAATCTCGACCTGCTGCGGATGCTGCCCCGGCGCAATTTTCAGCACCGATAAGGTGTTTTCAGCCATGCGAATCCTCCTTTCCGTTCAGTCCGATCTCACCGCTCCGTGCCGCCTGCATCAGAGCCGCCACGAAGAATCCGAAAAAGGCACCCGCTTCAAAAAAGGCGAAACCGATAAAAAAGTTCAGCATAGCACACCTCAGTCGATGCAGATGCAGGGCAACTTCTGGTCGTCTGCCATCAGGGTGATGCTGTGGCTTGCCAGATACTTCTGGAACAGGTAGACCTCATCAATGGTCAGCGAGATGACCTCGCCGTCCATGTTGGTGCGGACCAGAATCACCGGGCCGGTCAGGTAGTGCTTGCCGCCCATCTTCAGCACTTGCGCCGGATTGTAGCAGAGCAGCAGTGAGGTATCAGGGAGGTTCAGGCAAGCATCATCCTCCTCAAAGCAGGGCAGGATGCCGGGAGCCTCATCCAGCGTGATGACGGTCAGCTCCATATCCGGGGCAATGGCTGCGAGGTAGACCTCACCGCCCCGGTTTGCCGCCAGTGCAGCGCAGATACGCACGTCAATGGTGATTTTCTCGGAGCGGATGGTACAGGTAGCGTTGTTTTTCATAGGCGTTTCTCCTTTTGTTTGCAAAAGAAAAAGACCCCATCGGGTCTTTCGTTACGGTATAAGTCAGCGTTCATTCTGCCGCTGCTGTTTGCGCTGCCATTGTTCCAGCAGCTTGATGATGGTGTCCTCCATCTGTTTCGGGGTGTAGCTGCGAGGAAAGTATTTTCGCAGGGTGTCGTTTTTGATGACTACCTTGTCCAGTTCATCCTTTTTTTCTTCTCCCATCACGGCAAAGGCAACATCATACGAGAAATGTCCTTCCTGCGCCAGCTTTTTAAGCCGCTGCGCTTGGGATAAAGACGGTGCATTCTGGGTGTCGTTCATTGCTTCTAAAAAATCCCGCTGTTGGCTTTCGTCCAGATAAGACAATTCCACAGCGGGATTGAAGGCAATTTTCTTTTCGTCCACCATGTCCAACAGTTCGGGGATAAGGTTGGTCAGGCGGATGAACCGCTGGACGGTTTTATATCCCTCGCCAGCATCTTCCGCAACCCGTTCAATGGACAGCTTCGACTTCTGGACAATTTGTCCAGAAGTTAAATCTGACCTAGCACCTTGATTTTTTATTGCTTCCAGCTTCATCTTGTAAGCGAAAGCCCTCTCGCTTGGCAAGATGGTTTCGCGTTGAAGATTGCTGTCTACCATGAGCAAAACAGCGGCATCATCATCCATATTGCGGACAATGACCGGCAGGGTGTCCAGTCCGGCAAGCTGTGCAGCGTGCTGACGGCGATGCCCGGAGATGATCTCATAGCCCCCTTCCGGGCGAGGGCGGACAATCAGCGGAGACAGCACGCCGTACTGTTCCACGCTTTCCACCGTGCGCTGCATGGACTCGTCATCCAAGACCTTAAAGGGATGGTCTTTGAAGGGGAACAATTCTCCAATGGGAATCTGCTGCACCTGCTCCCGCTGCTGTTCCTGTCGGGATTCTTCCGTGGAGAAAATGTCATCTGCTCCTTTCAGCGACACGCTTAAGCTGCTTTTCGGCATTCGCCAGCACCTCCTTCGTCAGAGATTGGTAGGCTTCTGCCACCTTACCTTTGGGGTCGTGCTGGAAAATGCTTTTGCCCACTGCACTGATTTCCGCAGCGCGGACGGACCGGGGAATGGTCTGGTCGAACACTTTGATCTTGCTGCCGTAAGCACCCCGAATCAAATTGTCGATCTGCTGTCCGTAGTTGGTGCGGCTGTCGGTCATAGTCAGCAGGATGCCCTCGATTTTCAGTTTCGGGTTGATCTGCCGTCGGACCTTCTGCACGGTCTGCAAAAGCTGTTCCAAGCCTTTCGCAGACAGGTACTGCGCCTGCACCGGAATCAGGGTGGTGTCCGCCGCTGCCAGTGCATTGACGGTCAGCATCCCAAGGGAAGGGGTGCAGTCCAGCAGAATGAAATCGTATTCGTGCTTTGCTCCTTCCAGCACCTGCTTGAGCATCTTTTCCCGGTTTATGCAGTTGACGAGAGACACTTCCAGCCCTGCCAGTTCGATGTTAGCAGGAATCAGGTCAACGCCCTCTGCATGGTGCAGGATGCCTTCACCGGGCGGAATACTTTGGTCGTTCATGGCTTTCTGCATCAGGGTGGAAAGGGTGGTGGGCAGTTCATCGGGCTGCTGCCAGCCCATGCTGATGGTCAAGCTGCCCTGCGGGTCAGCGTCCACCAACAGGACTTTTTTGCCCTCCATCGCCAGTCCGATGCCCAGATTTTCACAGGTGGTGGTCTTGCCGGTGCCACCTTTCTGGTTGACGATGGCAATTGTGGTTGCTTTCTTTGAAATTTTCATCACCTCCACATCGCTAAGTCGTGGTTGGTTTGGTTCTGGTAGGAAAGCTGCATGGTGGTGGGTGCGTTGTACAGAGAAGCCAGCAGGTATTGTTTCATGTTACGGATCGGATTGCTGTTCTCTGCAAGGCACTTCAGCACAAAGCGGATATGGTCGGCGTTCAGCTTCATAAAGCGGCTGCGTACCACCTCGGCGGGCTTATCGTCCCCGGCAATATGCAGCAGCTTGCGGTTGGTGGCGCAGGTGTCCACCAGCAAATCTACGATTTGGTAGATGGTGTCCTCATCGTCCGGGCAGAGCCGGAGCAGGAGTTCCACCTCCAAAGACTGAGAAAAATATTCTTCCAGTTGGGTGCGTTTACTCATCCCTTCCGATTCTTCAGAATAGAAAGGATCAGTCTCACTCATTTCAGTATCATTCTCTTTAGTCTTATTACATCGTGATTTTGCAGGGTCTTGACACGCGATTTTGAAGCCACAAGAATCGTCATTATCACGATTCTTGACACTCTCTTTTGAAGATTCTGCCGAAAAGTTTTTCACATACACCAAACTTGGCTTTCCCTGTCCTCGGCGTTTTCGTTCAATCAGACCAAACTTTTCAAGTTCCCGGAGCAGCTTGGTCGCTTTGTTGTCTGCGCAACACAATGCCCTCTTGACATCTTCTATCGTGAAGAGGATGAACACCCGGTCCTGCTTGTCCAGCCAGCCGTTTTTCACGGACAGGCTCATGCGGTCAAGCAGGATGCCGTACAGCGTTTTGGCATCGGTTGACAGGCTCTGGAACCGTGGCTCCTGAAAAAGAGCCTTTGGAATGCGGAAGAACGAAAAGAGTTCTCCGGCCTGTCCGTAAAAGTAGTCAAGGGTCATACGGTTGTGTCAAGGATGAAAAAACAACGATGATTCATTGACATGGTTGACAAATCCTCCTTATAGATAATTCGTGCAAACAAAAAGCGCAACTTCGATTGATGAAAATCGAAATTGCGCGATGTAACTTAGCTGGGGGAGAAAAGTCATTTGTCGGGGTCGTTTGACCACAATTTGACCACAAAAGGAATGAAACGTCTTGACATCCAATGAAACAGAATGATATAATACATTTGAAATTTAACGATACTGAGTCTAGGCAGTATCGGATTGTACATTGTGTTTTCGAGAGAAGCACAATGGGGTTCAAGAGGCCGTGAGTTCGATTCTCGCCACTCGGACCAGACGCATCCCAGACGAACTTTCTTTTTGTAAGTTTGTCTGGGATGCTTTTTTGTTTTTGTTAACGGTTTCGTCCGAAACATTAAAATTGATAACCAGTTCACGGTCACTAACTACCATACTTGTTACGAAAGTGTTAACAAGACGGCGACCATACTCCGGTGTGCGCTCGGATGGCTCCACCAAGAACTGTTCCAGCAGGAAAAGGTACTGCTCTTTGGTGAACGCAACAGGCTTCTCCTTTTCCAGAGAAGAAAGCTGGAAGCTCAAGGTCTGCTCCTGCTCGGCCAGATCATTCAGACGGACGCACAGCTGCGCATTGGCGGTGCCGTTTTCAATGGCGTCCAAAATGTTTTTACTGCGGCGGCGGACATCGGCAAGGCTTTGTTCGATGGCTACACGTTCGGCGTTGGGCTTTTCAGCGTCGGCCTTTTGCACCTCGACCATAGCTTCGGCCAGTGCTTCCATAGATTCCGGCTGCAAGAGGTGATCCACGATGGACTGCATGACCTTTCCTTCCAGATCGTCCTTCGGGATGTTCCGCAGGTGGCAGTCCTTATTGGGGCAGGTGTAGTAGCGGTAGACCTCGCCAGTGGCACTGTGCCCGCTCATGCCGCGCATAAGGGAACCGCAGGAACAGTAGAGCTTGCCGGACAGGATATAGTCCGCTTTCGGTTCATTCTTTGCCTTGAGCTGACGGTTCAATTTCAACATGGTTTGTGCCCTCTCCCAAAGTTCATTGTCGATAATGGCCGGAATGGCTCCTTCAATGCGCACGTCATACGATTTGCTGACATACACGCCGCGATAGGCTTCGTTCTGGATGATCCGGGGAATGCTGCTCTTGTTGAAGGGGTTGCCCTGACTGGTGCGCAGTCCTTTAGCGTTGAGCTGTTCAACAATAGACATGGCAGATTCCCCGGCGGCGTAATGCTCAAAGATAAAGCGCACGGTGGGTGCGGTCTTTTCATCAATGACGAACCGCTTGTGCTCGTCCGTTTTCAGGCCAAGGGCGCGGCAACGGCTGATGGCCTGCCCTTTGAGAGCACTTTCCCTCATGCCGCGGCGCATCTTCTCGGCCAGCTCGGCGGAGTAGTATTCGGCCAGCGCTTCCATCACGCCCTCAATGATGATACCTTCCGCACCGGCAATGTTGGATTCAGCGGCGTAGACGATCTCAACACCGTTGTCGCGCAGGCGCTTCTTGTACACGGCAGAATCATAGCGGTTCCGGGCGAAGCGGTCTGTTTTCCAGCAGATCACCATATCGAATGCGCCCTTGTCGCTGTCAGCGATCATTTGTTGGAATGCTGCACGATCATCGGTCTTGCCGCTGATATGGCGATCCACATATTCTTTTTGGATGGTCATGTTGTGCAGGCGGGCGGAGGGCTCGCCGTCCCGGCGCTGGCCCTCAATGGATTGCTCGGTCTGCCCGCTGCCGCCGCTGTATCTGTAATAGGCGACAAGCCGAACCTCGCCGCCCTTGTTGAATTTTCTTTTTGCCATACCTTGAGCGTCCTTTCAAGTAATCGTCTCATTTGACCCGCAGATTAGACGAAAGCGCAACGTGTGAGACGAAAAATCATAAATCGCTGCTGAATTATATAAATACAGTTTCATCTATAGCCCGTCAGGCTTCGGCCCGGCGGGTTTTTTCTTTTTGCAAATTTTACGAAAATGAAGAATAAAAGATAATCAACGTAAAATTGTGGAGTAAAAAGGCGAATTGACTTTGGAAAAGATGGCGGCTCCGCGTGCTACACTGGATATATAAGCAACAGAGTGTAGCACGCGGAGGTTCCCCTGTATTGACAGGGGAACCTCATGAGTTCTATCAGCTCTCATCCTTGAGATCAAGAAGTTTGCAAACCGCACTTTGAATGGCGGGTGTTGCATTTCGGTATTGCTCCAATAAGCTACGCTCAAATTCTGAGAGAAGGGGATAACGAACACTGCGGCTGCTTCCGAGAAGATAGTCGATACTACAATTGAAGTATTCGCCGAGCTTCAAGAGTGTTTCATAGTCCGGTTCACGCTTGCCAGATTCATAGTTGCCGTATGCTTGGCGGGAAATACCGAGATAATCAGCGACTTCCTGCTGGGTGGCATGAGATTCCTTGCGAATAGCAGTTAAGTTTTCCATTGAGCATCCCCCTTTTTCTTTATTATAGCAACTGATTGTTGCTTTTTCAACAGAGGAAACAAAATGTTGCAAAGAAACTGTGCAATACGCTGAAAATGCAACGTATTGTTGACATTTGAAAGGAGCGAAGCTATTATGATAGCAACGACACGTTGCAAGGGAGGGAGAGAACAGGTGAGAGAATACCTTATCGAAGCCCGCGAAAAGGCCGGTCTTACGCAACAGGATGTTGCAAACCGCATTGGAATCTCGCGGCAGTATTATCAGATGGTCGAAACCGGAGAGCGTCAGAAGCGGATGGACTTGTCCCTTGCGGGCGGTCTGTCGGTGGTTCTGAATATTCCGATTGCTGAGATTGTGCAGAGGGAAAGCGCCGCACAGGAATCCGAAAGGCAGGAGGGCGGAGCACATGACGCTGAAACCTGAACACATTGTAGAAACGCTGAACAAAAAGACGTTTGATGAAATCGACCCGGACGAAGTTCTGAAACATTACGGCTACAAGCCGGAAGAAGTTCGTTGCAACGGCGTCGGGATCGGTGTATGGCGCAAGGAAGAAGCGTTTCAGAAGTTGGGGGACATCGGGGCATTCATGAGGTTTGTTGACCATAAAGCAAAAGCCCGGATCGAGTTCAACTACGACCCGGACTTTCCGGCGGCGTTGCTTATTACACACGCCGCCACAAAGACGTAAGATCAGTTTCCCAGAAGCGTGCATTTGCATCCTTGAGGAAAACAAGGAGAAGATTCAAAGTCCTCTGGCGATGTCCAGCAAACCTCTGCGGATTCAAGGCCGGATGTTCCAACCTTTTCAAAGACTTCCCATGCGTACTGTTCCATTTTCTTACAAGCTGCTATACGTTCAGATATGGGTAGTGCGCGAAGATCGACAAAGTAGTATTTCATAAATTCACCCCCTCCCCATTTTATATGTTCAAATTATAGCACGGCGGGGAGTACAAGCACAACAAGGAGCACGAGGGTATGAGCAAATGGCCGAAAAGATGAAGCCGGACAAGCTGATGCTGGATGTCCGGCAGGCCGACGCCGCGGGGCTGTCCTACGGCAGGTGGAGATTTGAAGAAACCGAGCGTATTCGCAAGGGAAAAGAGATCATCCGCCGTCAGTGCGAAGAACGGCGGCGTCGGCGAGATGAAGCCTTATCTGGCAAGGGCTGAAAGAACACGCCAGAGCGGCCCGCATGGGCAGGCGGTATGTCCGACACCGCCTTTATATGGTGCGGCCAGTGCAGGCGGGGAGCGTCAAGCCCCGCCGCCCGGTGTCAACTCCGGGGCGCACCCCCATATCCGAAAATTTACCTGAAAGCAGAAAGGACAAAGAGTATGGCATACGCATTTATTCACGGAGAGGTCAAGGGCAGCGGTGCGTCGGTCGAGTTCAAGGGAAACGGGCTTGATCTGCTGGATTTGACGATCCAGATCGTGGGCAGCGTTGTAGCAGAAGTTCCCGAACCGCTTCGTCCGTACGTTATCAAGAAGATTCAGGACAAAATTCCTGATGCGGTGCAGAACGATTTGGAAGCGCAGGGAAAGGCGGCTCCGGCAGAGAAGAAGGAAAAGCCTCCCGTTGGCGAAACGGTGGGGTTCCGCATGGCCCGGCAGTTTGCAGAGACAGAGCCGGGCTTCAAGGACTTCATTATGGCGCTGGCCGACAAGTTGTCGAACGGCTGAGTTTGGAGGTCGGAATATGAACTGCAATGTAAAAATCACAGCCGTGGGAACGGCTGACGGTCTGGAAGTCAGCATTCACGGCGGTTCGGTTGGCATGATGACGGCGGCAGAGCTTATTGTGGCCCGTGTCCTCATGGCAGTAGCAGACGACGAGGAAAATCTGGCAGGTCTGAAAGACAGTATGTTTGAGATTATCAATGAAATGGTCAAGGACTGCTGGGCTGAAAAGACGGCCAAGACGGAAGCCGAAAAAGAAGCTGCAGTCAACCAGCTGAAAGCCTTTGTGGCAATGTTCTTTGAGCCGGAGAACTGACACAAGGCGGTTCCAATGGCGGGAGGAACGAAAACAAAACCCGCTGCCAGAAATACAAGCAGAAAGGCGGGGGAGCGTGAACAGTGAATTTACGCCCTTTGTGGCGGCGTCCATGCGGGAAATGCTTTTGGATATGCTCGAAAAGCACCCGGAGATTTTCGACAGACCGACAAGATACCCGGAGGGCCGGGCAGAATTTTTGAAACAGAAGGAGCCGAACCATGGATAACGAAAAACTGTATGAGGACATGAAGCCGAAAGAAAAGTTTGAGGTTCTCTGGGCGGAGAGCGGCCTTGCTGATCGTCCGGGAGCGGAAAACCTCTGGCAGCAGATGGTGACTTTGGGATTCTTTGAAAAGCCTGCCAGCATTAAGCACCATTCCAACCATCCCGGCGGTCTGTGTGAGCACTCGGTTTGTGTGGCAGAGGCGGCAATGGAACTGTGCAGAACGAATCACGCTTTCAAGAAATGTCACCGGAATGAAGTTCTTGCGGCAGCGCTCCTGCACGACTATTGCAAGGTGGGCAAGTACCGCGATAAAGGCAAAGGTGAGTACGAATACTTTGACGCCGGTCTGGTGGGCCATGGAGAAGGAAGCGTCATCATGGCACAGCAGTACATCAAGCTGACGGCGCGGGAGATCGTGGCGATTCGCTGGCACATGGGAGCATACAGCGGGTCGCAGGACTGGGATACGCTCAGTGCTGTTTATGACCGCTACCCGGAAGCCCTGTGTCTGCACTTCGCGGATATGATCGCTACACACTACGACGAAGTTCCTTTCTGAGGATGTAAATGAAGGTACATAACAGAAGTCCCACCGAAAAAGCCCTGCACAAAAATGAACAGTGCAGGCATACGTTCGAGATCACCCACAAGCGGTGTGCGCCGTGCAGTGGCTATGATACGAACTGTGAACGTTACGAAAAAACCAAGGGTGCTGCTGATACAAAAACATCTAAGGTATGAATGAGCCGCCACGCACCGCGTCAGCGCGGCGGCTTTTATATGGCGCGGGGCTGAACCTTGAAACGACGCAGGGGGAAACCGCCAGCGGGGCCACACCCCGTCCGCGCCGCTTTGCAGCAGGTATTCATGGAAGCCGGTGCGTTTGTCCATAATTTGACGCACCGACAGGGGCAGAGGGTGCCGTATGGCGGCGTTTCTCCCGTGTAAGCTGGTGCAAGACCACGCTGCCTTTCTGCCAAGCTACGCCCGCATGACGGTGCGGAAACCGATTTGGGCGTGCACGCCGCATGAGCGAAGAAATGCCTTGTCCGATCCACCCAAGCCAAAGGTGGAAGGTCTGCTTGACCAAGACCGGCCCGCCGCGCTGCTCTCTTGCGCGGTGGGTTCTGATATGCGGGTGTAGCAAGGAAGTTGTCCGCCGTTCTGATCCCCCATCGGCAGGCAAGCCGGTTCGATTCCGGCCACCCGTGCAAGAAATAAAAGAAGGAAAAAAGTAATGAAGGGACACTACATGACGTTCAGGTGCAGGCTGTGCGGGAAAACATTCACCAACGGCGGAACTGGTGACGAATGGACAGCTCGGAAAGCAATGGCTAATGCAGCGCTTGCCGCCAGCGGGATTGAGCCACCGACAAAACTTGAAAACCAACCGCTTATGCATGAAACGCATTGCTGCGAAGATGGAAGTTTTGGCGTCGCGGACTTTCTCGGCATGAAGTACAGGGAAGAAAGATGACCGACAGCGAGGTGTAGAAATGACACGGAAAATGAAAACGATTCTGGTATTGTTCTTCGCGGCTGAGATCGTCAACAGCGCAAAGGTCGGCGTGCTGAAAAGCCGTATTGCAGACCTTGAGACCCAGCGGGATATTTACGCAAGCCGTGCACAGAACTGGATCGACCGGGCTGTAGAGGACGAGGAAGTTATTGATTCTCTGCAAATTCGCCTTGATGAAACAGCGGACAGGAAAATCGAGCTGACAGAGGCAGGTACATTTTTCTGCACGGCATATTGCACAGAACAGTACGAACATATCTGCGGAGAAGGACACGGAATTACGGCCAGCGGCCAGCCAATACAGGTGGGCGTAACCGTGGCGGCGGATCAGACGATCTTTCCGTATGGCACGGTTTTGTACATTGATGGTGTAGGAATCCGCATTGTGCAGGACAAGGGCGCGGGAGTGCAGGGAGCGCACCTTGATGTTGCTGTTGACACCCATGAGAACGCGCTGACGTGGAGCGGGTACGGTGAGCATCGGGTATGGATCATCCGAGAGGTGGACAAGTGAACGGTATTGAAGAAATTCTTGAAGATGTTCTTAAACAATATCAGCGCGTAGGCTATCAAACGCAAGTTTTAAGGCTGAAAAATACAGGCGAAGTTCTTGTTTCGTTGAGAAGGGGGCGAGTTATAGCCAATATGAGAATCTCAATGAGAGATCAAATTGAGCTTCGCAAGCTACATGATCCACAGAAACAAAAAGAATGGCTGGAAAGCATGGCGAAGCAACTGGAATGCGAGGTTACAGAATATTGAGGCAAGCAGCGTCGAGATACGCCATGTGCCGATATAGGAGGGTGAGCGATGAAAGTTCTCATAGCCTGCGAGGAAAGCCAAGAAGTGTGCAAGGCTTTTCGGCGCAGGGGGCATGAAGCATACTCATGTGATATTCAAGAGCCATCCGGCGGACACCCGGAGTGGCACATTCTGGGCGATGCTGTAACCGCTCTGCGGGGGGGGCAAATCGTCACAATGAACGACAAGGGACATTACATTGATGCCTGGGATTTGCTCATTGCGCACCCGCCTTGTACATACCTGAGCAACGCGGGAGCAAGACACCTATGGAAAGGCCATGTGCTTCAAGCAGATCGCGTCATGAAAGGAATTGAGGGCCGCGATCTTTTTATGCGCTTCTGGTGGGCAGATGTTCCGCAGATTTGCATAGAAAACCCAATCCCAAGTCGCGTGTTCTGTTTGCCGCAGTATACGCAAACTATACAGCCGTATGAGTATGGACACCCGTACAGCAAAAAGACTTGCCTTTGGCTGAAAAACTTGCCGCCGTTGTTTCCAACAGACATTGTGACACCGATTGCAACGTGGTGTCCGTCTGGCTCTTACAGCAAAAAGCATGGACAACAGCACAAAGGAATGTTCACAACCGACCGAGCCAAGAGCAGAGCAAAAACATTTACGGGTGTTGCAAATGCAATGTCCGAACAATGGGGATAGGAGGGCAGAGAATGAAAGACGAAGATTATGCAAAAATGATCCACGGCATGATGGAAGCGCGGGAAAAAGAAAGGATGTTGGGGATAAGAGTTCTGATAATCGCGCACAACGCCTACAAGTTTCAGGGCTGTGCGCAGATTTACCGCAATTACTTGCCGCAGCACATCGCAATCCATGTTCGGAAACAGTACCTCGAAGAAAAAAGGAAAAGAGCAGCAATGCCGATTCTCACCATAACGGAAAAGATACCGCCGGAAAAATAAAGGAGCGGAATATAGTTCGATGAAATAGGATTGATTGATGTAGATGTTCCAAGAGAGATACGACGGCTTCAACGATGGTGCAATAGCCCGATGATCTTTAGGAGTCGCCAAAAGTTTGAGAACTACAAATAAGGTGAACAAGATGAAAGGCGAAAAAGTAATTATGCCGATGCGTTGCGCAAACGCAAATCCCGGAAAGTATGTAAGCATCATCACGAACTTTGGCTGTCATTACACCTGCCCGGAGTGCATCGTAAGAAACAACGGTCTGAAAATGAGCAAGACGGATCATTTCAGCACACTGGAACCGCTCAACAAGGTGCTCTGCAAGGAAAGGCCGGAGTGGGTTTCGGTGTCCGGCGGCGGTGATCCGCTGTTCCATTGGAAAGAGCATTGGTCATTCTACGAGGGTCTTTTCCACACGGCAGAGCGGCAAAACGTCAAGTTGGAAATGCACACGAGCTATCTCCCGGATAGCCCGGAAGTGCAAGACTTCCCGCTTAATTGGTTTGAACGGGTGGTGTACCACGTCCATAAATTCGACGATCTTTTCCACATCAAGAGAAAGTTCGGTGAGATCGTCCGCGTGGTATTTGTCGTTGACGACAATATGACCGAACAGGATGTGTTCTTGATAGCCGGATATGTGGCGGGCAACGAAGAGATTGACGAACTTTCTTTTCGTCAGCGTGTGGACGAAAACTACAAGGAAACTTACCACCTCCACGAGCTGCTGACGAAGTACCACAAAAAGCTCTGGTGGTACATTACTCAGAGTGATTACAACCTATACTTCCACAACGGCAGGGTGTACACGAAGTACACTGATATTTTTACGGAGGGCAAAGAGTGACACAGTATTGCCGGTATTGTTCTCTGGCGGTTCTGAATGACGACGATTTGATTTACTGCGAAGCAAAAGACGAAATGCGAGAGGGCAAGCAGATAAGAAATCCGAACAAGTGCAAGCACTTTGAGTTCAACCCGGTGGACGTTCTGGACGAGAACAAAAAGTATAGACCGAGAGAACCGAAGAAGAAAAACATTGAGGGGCAGGTGAGCTTTTTATAAACCACTGGAAACCAAACCTGCCAAGATCAGACCCCACCGCAGCTTTCGCCCGTACATAAGCAAATGAGCGAAAGCGAGGAAATATGATTCTTTTTATTATCGGTGCACTGTTTGCACTGATTGCGCTGGCAGTCCTGATTTTCTCGGATGATGCAAAAAGAGCTGCAATCATCCCGGCGGTGGTGGCCGTCATTTTTATCGGCATTTCCTGTGTGTCCTATGTCCCTACCGGTTATACCGGCATCGTCACAACCTTTGGCAAAGTCGAGGATGGCACGAAGGACGCAGGTGTGGTGTTCAAGGCCCCGTGGCAGTCCATCGTGAAGATGGATAACCGTGTTCAGGAAATGAGCATGGACTTGTCAGCGTTCAGTTCTGACATTCAGGAAGTCTCCACCAGTGTGGCGGTTGGCTACCGGATCAATCAGGCAAATGCAATGACCATCTACAAAGAGGTCGGCAAAAAGTATGAGGACACCCTGATTACTCCCCGTGTCCTTGAAACGGTGAAAGCTGTAGTTGCCCACTACGATGCAAGCAGCCTGATTTCTAACCGGGATGCAGTCGCTTCCCAGATGGACACGAAACTGCGGGAAGTGCTGGCACAGTACAACATCGACCTGCAGTATATCAGCGTAACCAATTTTGACTTCACTGATACCTTTACCGATGCGGTGGAAGCAAAGGTCAAGGCCCAGCAGGAAAAGGAAAAAGCCGAGACTGACGCCGACAAGCGCCGTGTCGAAGCACAGGCCACGGCGGACGCTGACCTGATCGCAGCCAATGCGGAAGCGGAAAAGTCTAAGGTTGCAGCGGACGCAGAGTTGTACGTTGCAGAGAAAAAGGCGGAAGCAAACCGAGCCTTGAACGACAGTCTGAACAGCAACCTGCTGGAATACTACAAGATCACCGACGTGGAATCCCGCTGGAACGGTGAACTGCCTGCCTATGTTGGCGATGGTAACAGCATCCCCATTATCAACGGCATCAACTGATCTTTTGGAGCCGCCCAGAGCGGCGGCTCCTTTTTATATGAGCATAGGGAATAGGCCCCGCCCGGTTCAAGCCCGGAAGTGCCCGCCGAAAGAAAATGAGCAGAAAGGAGCAGAAAATGGCAAAGTTCAGTATCATGCTGTTCGGCATTGACAGCTACACGAAAAACAAGATGCGGCTACCGTACAAGCTGGACGCAAAAAGCTCAGATGCAGCACTCCGTGAGGCACGGATGTGCGCAATGACCTTTTATCCTAGGTTTAGGGAAACGGAAAAACCGGACGTGGAGGTGGTCAGAAGATGAAACTTTCAGGGCTGACAAAGATGGTCAAGCGGCAGCTTGTCTGCAATGTTTTCCATAACGACGAGAGTGATGATTTCTACATTGGAACTGCGTCGGCGATTTACTGCGCTACCGGTTTCCCGCGTCCGCTGAACCGCAACCAGATGGGCGCTATGCTGGGAATCAGCGAGGATACCATGATCGAAAAGGTGGTTTACAACGACTTCGACTGTGCATACAAAATTGATTTTCAGGGTTTCAATCTTGACGACACAATTAAGGATGAAGTCGAAGTGAAGAAACTGGGCATCGGTATTTACTGCAGTGGAGAAATCCTTATCCCGCTTGTGACCGAGGATCGCCACATGGTCGGCATTATCTGTCAGTCGCACCTTGCGCCGCTGGAGGATGAAATTAAGAATAACGGTTTTATCCGCTATTACCAGAGAAAACAAACCGACGGAACGGTTTATTATGTCGTGAAGAACGGCATGAGGGTACGAGCCGCCGTTATGGCATATACGGTGCCGGACTACGCAGAAGCAAAGCTGCAAGAACTGGTTGCAATGCTGGCAGAAACTCACATCGGTGAACAGGAAGAACCGGAACAGACGTTCGATGATTTGAACGCCGAAAAGGATTCCGAGCAGCAGGAGTAATAAGAAGGAGAAACGACCATGAGCAAGATTTTGAAAAGCACAACTTTGGGCAATGTGAAAAATGGCGGCATCTTCAAGGCGCTGGGCAAAGAGTTTGTGAAGCTGGATGCAGACGAACACGGTTGTCTGGTGCTGGCAAAGGACATTTGGACGAAAATGCCGTTCCGTGACGGCGACGACCCGGAGTGTCCCAACGATCTGCGCCGGAGCGATGTTATGAAGTATCTGGGTAACTGTCTGGCAGAGTTTACCGAGAAGGGTACGCCGCTGGATACTTTTATTCCGTTCAAGATCGACCTGCAGGACACAACCGGACAGACCGAATACGGAACCGTTGAATACAGAATCGGCCTGTTGACCCTGCGTCAGTATGGAAAGTATTGGCGGCTGATCCCGAAGGTAGATACGCCGTGGTGGTTGGCGACGCCTTACGGTACGCCGAATTGCTCTCCGTACACCAGCGATGACAACTACGTCTGGTACGTCAACACCGATGGCTCCTACTACAACTACGGGTGCAACTACTCCTGTGGTGTTCGCCCCGCTTTGTACTTTCCCTCTACACTCTGGGTCTCTACCAAGGATGAAGGAAAAACCGGGTTTTGCCTCGCCGATGTTCCACTGGATAATCTGCTGGCTGAAATCAAGAGCCGAGTGGAGGAATGACCATGGACGTTATCACAAAGGATGTCCGCGCTCTGGCAAAGAAGGAACTGGCAGCGGCAAATCGCCGCTTTCGGATGTTTGCAAGTCCGCATGAAGGGTATGCGGTAATTCGGGAAGAACTGGACGAACTGGTAGACGAGGTGCGGAAGCTCCACTTTGGCTTGACGATCCAGCTCTGGCGGAATGTCAAGAGAAACGAACCCATGAAGCGAGAGCACCTGAATCTCATTTATGATACGGCAATCCATGCAGCGGTGGAAGCTATTCAGCTGGCAGCAATGGTCAAAAAGTACGAGCGCAGCCAGCGGCACAACTGGCCGGGCGGCAAGGTGCCGGACTATGGAACGGAGCCTGCACCTCTGGAAAAGAAAGGCGGGAAAACGGCATGATTTTGGCAAGGGACGATATTGAAAAGGCTGTCAGCTGGTGGGCTGGGAAGCTGCTGGATCACCAGCCGCACAGCAACGGAGACGACAGCTTTACCTCTGTTACAGCGTGCTTCCTCGCAGATATGGCACAGCAGGACATTACGCTGGATCAGGTGAACGCATTCAAGGCGGCGTTGACAAAAAGCATTGAGGAATACGCGAAAAGCATTCCAGCTTTCGGCTTTTCCATCGGGAGCGATTACGGCCCGTGTAAAATGCTGGCTGATGCTGCTGACGAAGCGGGTATCAGTAGAGCAAATTTCCCCTTCAAGACAACAATGTTTTTCACTGAAAAAGAAGGAATTTTGGTGCGTGATGGCTATGGCGCCCTGCCTGTCAGGATTTGTTGAGGTGACAAGATGAATGTCAAAAATAAGGTCCCGGCAGAGGTCGAGACTGTGACCATCACCATGAGCCGGGAAACGGCACAGGCTGTGAAGCAGGCGTGCGAAGAATACCTCCGGTTCCGCATGGGCCAGTTTGAGGACTTCACCAATGAGGTTTGCTGCTGGGATTATGTGGACAAGATGGAAAAGCAGTGTCACACGACCGAAGAACGAAAGCAGTTTCATAAAGACCACGAAGCGGATTTTCTCAAGTGTATGCGGCTTCGTAACCAGATGCGGCAGGGCATGGACGCACTTTGGAGACAGAATGTTCCGCCTGCATCTATCGACACAACCATGAAAGAAGCATACAGAGCAGAAACCGTTTGGCTGACGATCCGGTACGCGCTTGCGTGGCACGACTTCCCGGAGGGTGGACAGTGGGTCGATTTCTATGAACCGATGAACCGTTCGGATCAGCCCATGCCGAAAGTGGAACTGAAACTGAAAGGCGAAGAAAAATGACGATCACAACATACCCGGACGGTCATTCCGTCCAGCAGGGAACACCGGAAGAACTGGCGCAGTTCATTTTCGCGGCGACGGAGGTTCAAACCTTGCAAAAATTCAAAAGTCTGGTTGAGGCAATCCCGGCGGAAATGGAGAAACAAAGGGATGTTGTGGTAACAATACCGGATTTGCCCAAGAAGAAGCGAACGCCCAGAAAGAAAGCGGGAAAAGAAAATGGAAGAAAAACGTCTGGTTGATGCAAACCATTTCATGCAGGTACTCAAGAACATAGAGTATGCACTGAAAGGGGAGCTGACACACGGGAAAATCAAAACCAGTGTAGTGCAGATGATCGAGGGCAGTTTGAATGCCGAACCGACCATTGCCCCGGAGAGCCTGCAACCGCTGACATACAACGAGAACCGGGACTACGTAGACTGCGACGAATTTGTTTGTCACAAGTGCGGCATCCACGTTGAGGGCTGGAAGCGAATAAAAATAGACTCAGACACCGGAGAAGAAGATGTTTATGAGTATGCACTCAAGCACTGCCCGGAGTGCGGCGCAAAAATCATCATACACGAAAGCTGTGAGTTTTGCAGGTGGCATTTGAGAGACGGAACGTGCTTCAATAACCTTCACTTTCGGTCAGTGACGGAACCGGAAAGTTCTTGCTGGCACTGGGAGGAACGCGAGTGATGGAAAAGAGCTGTTCCACCTGCGCATGGCACGATGATTTTTCGTGGGTGTGCTTCAACGGAAATTCCGAGAACCGGGCGGATTTCACAGACCCGGAAGATAGTTGCCCGGCATGGGAAGAAAGGAAAGACGAAGATGAAAAAGAAGAAAGGTGAGTTCGGCGCTTACGCTATCGGCTGGCTGTACCTGCTGGCACCGGTGATTATTCTTGCCGTGGTGCTGGTGGTAAAGTATTTTATTGCAGCATCCGACCTGCCGGATTGGTTCAAATTCGCCCTGCTGAAATAAGCAAGACAAGCCCTTTACCTTATATATAAAGAGCGTCCGTCGTTAAATTGCCGCCCTGACGAGGCGGCAAGGGGCTTGTATATCGGAGCTAAACTAAGGGACATTCTGAGAAATCAGAGAAAAACAGGAGCTTTCCCCCGGCGGGGAAAGGGAGTGCAGAGGGAAAACGAGGGCAGCGTTCTGATGGCTTGCCGGAAGCAGAATCGTAGGGAACGCGGCCCGGTGTTGTTCCTCTGCATCGTTCCCTTCTCGTGTTTGTGGTTCAAGATTCAGAAAATTCCATGACGTGTACGGAAAGGAGGACGTGGAGAGTATGACCGCGGGATTCAGAGTACGAGAGCAAAAATTTATCTGCGGCAAAGACTATGCCACGGCTGACACCATGCAGGTGGATTTTTTCGAGATCACGGAACAGCAGCACAAGGCCAGCACCCGCAAGAAAAAAGAGCTGGCAAGCTCCATTGCGAAGGAAGCGTACAATTTGCGAAAAAGTGGACGGTATTTAGAGCTGTTGGTTCAGCGCAACTTCCACAAGAGCGATTATTCTGTTACATACACCTATGACGATGAACACCGGCCCGACCCGGCGGACACAAAGCGTGTGGATAAGGATTTTTCCGCCGCCATGAAAAAGCTATACCGGATGTGCGATAAAAAAGGCATTCGGCACCCGAAGTGGATCGTCGTGCATGAATACTCGACGTATGTTGACGGGGTGTGGGTGGGAAAGCACCATCACCATGTCATTATGCAGCGCGTTTACGGTCTGACCCGTGAAATGGTAGAGGAAGCGTGGAGCGGGCGCGGCATGGCCCGTTGCGAACCTCTACACTTCGATCATGGCTACATCACGAGCCTTGCAAAGTACATCATGAAGAATGTGAGGTGCAAGCGCCATTGGCGGCAGAGCCGCGGGCTGAAACCGCCGAAAATGCCCCGCCCGAACGATGGGAAAATGAGCCGCACCAAGTTGAAAGATGTTTGCGAGAACCGTCTGGAAGATCGTGCATTCTGGGAGAAGATGTACCCCGGATACACCCTGCACTACTGCGAACCCATAATCACCGGCAACAACACCCGGCACCTGATCGTGCGCCTATATCGCAAAGAGACTGGGATGCAGCAGAACAGGAGGAACCGGCCTTGAGTATGAGGATGGAACTTTCTGACCTGCCACCAAAGTATCGGGCACAGGCGGAAGCACAGATTGCGGCCAGATGCAGAGCAAAAGCACCGACGCTGGAAGCCGTGGCTGCAGCCGCCAAGAAAACAGGACGGGAGTTTGACAGCAGGGGCGAGTACGACTACTACATGGGAATGATTCTGCCAAAAGTCCAGCGCGGGGAGATCGTGAAGGTGGAATCGCACCGCAGGTTTACCATGCTGCCCGAAAAAGAATACGGCAATGTGAAACTACCGGCGATGCACTATACCCCAGATTTTGTGCTGACTTATGCAGATGGCACAGTTGAGGTTGTAGAGGTGAAAAGCAAATTCACCCGGCGGCAGCAGCGCGATTACATCCACCGCCGCCGTATGTTCATCGACCTTGTGGCGGAGCCGCGGGGCTGGCGCTTTGTGGAACACATTACCCCTGATACTGCAGCAGAAATCAAAGCATGGAAGAAGTGCGCCCAACAGACCGAAAGGAAAGGATGAAACATCATGAGCAGAGGAATCCCAAGGGCAGTGTCTATGCATATGGCACAGAATGCCTTTGCCCGGTGCGCCGAAAAGGTAAACACCAGAAAGAACCTGACGCTGAACCGGCAGGCCGTTGGCGAGGTGGTGAGCTACTGCACCATGATCGCCGCCAATGACACGCTAGATTTCAACCGGGACAAGCAGGAGCGGCTTTGCACGGAAATGAACCACCGGGCAGAGGTATACACGGTTGAAATGAGCGCATATGGGCAGCCGAAAGCCCGCGAGAAGCTGAGAGAGCGCACAGCACCGATGCTGGATAAGCCGTTTGTCCTCCCGGCGGGACAATACCCGCGCAAACAGCGTGAAAAAGACGCGCTGGCCGAACGGCGTGCCGCTGGTGATCTCGTGATCCGGTTCTTCATCGAAGCGCTGGATTCTATGGGCTATGATCGTGCCCAGATCAACAGCACCGTGGAAGAAGCCAGAAAAAACTATGAACAGTTCCTCGAATGGGCAAAAGACGGGGAGTATGTGGCGTATACCAAACTGGGCCGGTGTGTCGCCCAGATGACCGGCGGCAGTACGGAGGTTGCGCGTGTGCCCGGTGCAGGGCCTATCTTCTCGACAGAATTTTGACGGTACGGAGCGTAGGAGGGCAAAATGCAGGCAGAAGAAACGAAAATGATTTTGCGCTACTTTGGCGGGATTGAAGCACAGCTTGATGATGTCAACATTGAGCTGGCAGAACTGCGAGACCGCTACAATCCAATCAAGGGCATTGCCATGGACGGGATGCCGCATGGCAGCACGCCGGGAGACAGTACGGCGTCGCTGGCCGTGAAGCTGGCCGATGATGTGGAGTGCCAGCGCAGGGAAAATGAACTTCGTGTTCGGCAGGACGTTCTCCGCGCGGATCAGACCACGATCCGGGGGCAATTAGACCGGCTGAACAGTCGTTACAAAACGATTCTGTGCGGGCGGTACGTCTACGATGATCCGTCGTTACAAAAAGGCTGGAAAACCATAGCCCGCGAACTGAGAAAAACAGAGATCACCGCCCAGCGGTGGGAAAAGTTCGCGCTGGTCGTTCTGGGTTCCATGCTGGATGAAGTCCCGATGGTCGAAGAACTGCTCTCACGCGCGTATGACGCGCGCGATTAAAAGGGGCTGTAAAATGGCTTATGCCTGATTTTTGATAGAAAACCTGCAAAAACAGGCCCTTAGAATCGAACTTCAGCGATCTTAATTCGTGCCGGAAAGACACTATAGGGTAGAGAATGAAGCGAATTTATGCGCGTGCAGAATGAAGGGCTTCCGCGAAACCTCCGAACCGCTCAGAAAAACAAACTTGCGAATCGTCAAAAACAGAAATCCCCCGGCGGGTAATTCCGTCGAGGGATTTCGTGCGTTTATGGTTCGTTTTTCTTGATGATGATTTTCGGAACGGTGGGCGGTTCGCCGTGCTGCTTCATGTACTCGGCGATTTCGTTCGGCAGGCCAACAGGAAAGCCGTTTTCGTCCAGCGGCCCGTCATACCCGGAAAAATCCACAACATGAACCGTGGGCGGTTCCTGCAGGGTGCCGCAATACTGGCCGTCCTCATAGTTTACATCCGTGACACGGTTCCAATAGCCAATGTCGCCGTGCTCGGTCTGGGCAGCTTCCATTGCGGCGTGGGCCTGTTCCTCGGTCAGTCCGTCGAACGTGGCGCGTGTGCCGTCGGCAAAACTGGCAACCAGACGCCAAGGTGCAAAAAATTCGACTTCGTTCGTAAAAATGCCCCCTTTTTTGCAAATTCGTTGCTGGAATTGAACTTTTCGTGCTTGAAAAGTCCAATTTCGTTAGTGAAAGTATATCACAAGATGCCCCGGCATGGAACCGGGGCACGGGTCATTCTTGTTCCTCTAAGCGCTTGCGAAAGGCTTTGTTCACGGTGTCGTACTGCTTGTTCAGAATATCGTTGCCGTGGTCGTACTCGTTTGCCCATGAAAGCAGCTTGTCGGCCAGACACCGGCAGGCAGCCGCCATGCAGGCGCAATATTCGTTGTGGGTGTTGGGAAGGGGAAAGCTGCGCAGGATGTACATTTCATCGAAAACCGTGTGCCGGACTTCAATGCAGCCGTTCCAGATCGTGATGTTGACAGTGGCTAAGTGGCGGCAGGAAGTGACCCTGTGCAGGACTGAGAGAAAGCGTTCATTGGTTGTCATGGTTCGTTGCTCCTTTTCGTGGTGGTGATGTTCAGCGTGCCGGGCGGCGCTGGAAGATAAAGCCGGGGTTGTGTTCGGTCATCCATGCAACGGCATGGTCGGCTTGATCCTTGAGGAAGCGCGGCGCATATACTTTGCCCATGCCGCGGGTGCCTTTCCATGGATTGCAAAGCGTGAAACGCTTTTCGTTGGGGCCTTTGCAGTAAATGAAGTAGTACATTCGTTTCGTCCTTTCGTGATTCATGATTCACCCCGGCGGGGCGGTCTGTCAGCAGATGCTTTGTGCGATTTCGTGCAGCGTCTTTTCCTGATCCCGGAGATAACGCGCATTGTCGGCAGCGTGGATGAACTTCGGGGAACTGTCCTCGTTCGTTTCAAGGGCAAGCCTTTCCCACGCTTCAATTTCACCGTTGCGGTACTTCGTGGAAGTGAGAAGGTAGAAATACAGGGTGTTCCACTGGTCAGCGGTGAGGGTGACGGTGCGCAGACCGCCGCCGGATTCGGTGCTTTGCTGTTTGGCTGTCATGGTTCATAGCTCCTTTTCGTTTTCGTGATGTTCCCGACATTTATGCCGGGAAGATGGGGCGGGGCCGCTTTGAATCGGTGCGGCCCTGCTGGGGTGTCCGCTTTTATTATTCGTTTTCGTTGCCGTCCAGAAACTCCATGACACGGTGCGCTGCATATTTGGCGTTTGCGGTAAGCTGGCGCTGCCAAGCGCCCTGACTGGGTGCCCACCGGAAACCGTTCTCTTTGAGCATGGCGCGGGTTTCGTCGTCCGGCTTTCCGGGAAAGATGAATTGCACGCGCATGATTTCGTTGTTCTCACGGTAGGTGTAGCCGTCGTGCTGATCTTCAACGGGGCCGGATGCAGCGGAGGCTTGCGCTTTGTCGAGTTCGTCAAGGCGGGTCTGAATCCGCTTGATCTTGCCGCGGATACTGGTCAACTCAAAATCGCCGTAGGGCTTGCGGTACAGGCTCATTGAAAAGGCGTCCGGGCTGGTGAGGGCATCGGCTGCCGCGTCGCTCATGTTGGAATAGCCGCGCAAGGTTTTGTGCTTCCGGTAATAGGCATTGGCACCCTTGCAGTATTCGAGCAGGTCTTGCTCTTTGTTCAGCTGATCCGTGAGCAGTTCGCGGGCGTGGGGGTCGGCCAGATCAACGGGGCCGGTGCCAACCGCCTTGATTTTCGTCAAGATGGCTTCGATTTCTTCATATTCGTGCCAAAGCGTATCCTCGCGGGCGTTCTGCTTCTGCTTCTTTCGCACCGGGAAGTTACCAGCACCGCACACCAGCACAGAGGGGCAGCTTGCACCGTTCCGGTTGTGGTCGTCCGTCCACTGTGCAAGGCGGCGGGCGTAGCTGTCAAGCAGCGCGTCCAGCTTTTCGTGATAGTATGGGCTGACTTTCTGCTTCTTTTCTTCGACCAGAGCGGCGGCTTTGTCCACGCTGGCACGGTATTCTCTGGTTGCGTAGCCGTCCGGGTAGGTGCTCATGCTGCGCATATCGTGGGAAGCACGGGCCAGATTTTCGTTGATGGGATAGTATGTTGCCATAATTCGTTTGCTCCTTTTCGTGTTTCGTGTTGTGCCTTTCGGCTGGGATCGGGTCGCTTTACGGTGCGGCCCGTCAAGGTATCCGGCGCGGATCAGATGCACCACGGCGCGGCGTTGTACGCTGCATTCTGCTGGGCGGCGAATGCGTACAAGTGGTTTGAAGTCTTTACAAGCGCTTTCTGTAAATTCGTGTCTGCCGTGGCCTGTTCTTCGCACTGGTAAATGTAGCAGTCAAGCAGCTTCAGGAATTTGAAGAAATCAGCATCGAGAAAATAATGCTTGTTGTAGTCCAGACGGTGCAGCAGGTGCGGCACATTGTCCGGCATGGCTGGCACTTCGTCGGTTTCGTCCGGCTCGACCTTATAGCGCCCTTCATACGCCGCTTCGTTGTGCCGGTACAGAACGGGGTAGATTCGGCGGTCGTCATACAGAAAATCGTGCGGGTATCTGCAAGCGCCCAGCGCGTCGCGCAATTCGTCGGCGGCGGAAAGCTGGCACATTTCGGATTGATTGAGCAGGTACGACAGACCGTGCGCAACGGTGGCGATGTGGGCGGGGGAAAGCATCATGCAAGACATAAATTCAAGCCTCCTGTTTTCGTTTTTCGTGTTTTGTAGCGATCCCCCGGCGGGGTGCCGGTGGGAAGTGGGGCGGGGCCGCTTTGAGCGGTGCGGCCCTGCTGGGGTCTCCGTTTCGTGTTATGCAAAGCAAAGCTGCTGCACGGTGGGAACCATTTCGGGGGTCTTTGCCTTTTCCAGATTGTCAAGGGCCATTACAAACGCGGCGGCTTCGCGGTCGCTGCTGATAAGGTCGCCCATGTATTTATTGAACTTCTGGACGGTGGCGGCAAACTGGGAATCGTTGGCGCTCATTTCGTCGAACTTGTCCACGGCGTCGTAAAACTCGCCGCTCTCGTGGTCGTCGTCGGTCTGGTACAGGCGGGAATAGTTCTTGACGAAAGCGTTTTTCAGTTCTTCCATGTCCGGCCCGGTGGGTTTCGTTTCGGCTTTCTTTGCCGGGGCCTTTTCGGCGGTGCGCTTCGTGGCCTTTTTCGTGGGCAGCGGATCGACGTGCACCAGTTCCGGCAACTCGTGGTGTTCTTCGGTGATGATCGGGGCGGTGACTTCGGCCTTTGCCTTTTCGGCGGCGGCTTTCGCTGCTTTCCGTTCGGCTGCCAGCTTCTTGTTATACTCGATGATTGCGGCGGTCGATCCAAACCGGCCAGCCGGGGCGGGCTTGCTGCTTTCAACCTGTAAGCAACTGAACAGGTGCGATTTCGTGGGGTAGTAATGCGGATCGGGGGCCGCTTCCTTGCCCTCTGCCGCTGCTTTTTCTCGCTGCTCTTTGCTGGGCTTCGTGGTGTACTTCCAGAGGTAGCAGCAAACAAGATGCTTTTCACCCTTTTTGACGCTCTTACCCTCTTTCTTCCAGTGGTCGAATGTGTGCAGCTCGTCGGCTGCAAGCATGATTTCGACATCGGCCACGGTGGCGGGCTGTTCGTTGCCGTTCTCGTCGGTGGTTTTGCAAGCGGCGGCAATGGCGGCGATCTCGTCCGGGGTGTGGTGCGCGGTGGCGATGGCGTGCAGGGTGGCAGGGTCAAGCCGGGCGGCTTCGTTGCGGATGATCTGATTGTTCGTCATGGTAAATACTTCCTTTCAATTTTTGTTGTGGTTCTTCCCGGCGGGGCCGGGTGGATGGGATCGGGTCGCTTTTCGGTGCGGCCCGTCAAGGTATCCGGCGGGGATCATGCGAGAAGTTCAGCGGCGGCGGTTTGATAGTCGGGAAACTCGTAGAACGTGCGCTGTTCGTCGTTCGTGTTCTCGTTCGTGATGCGGGCGACGATCCGCCGCCCCGTGTTCATGTCCCACCCCTCAAGCCGGAACCCGGCGGACAACAGGCGGCGGGCGGCGTGGTTTTCGTTGCGGCATTCGTTGCGGATTTCTTCAAGGGTTTTCATGTTGTGCGCTCCTTTCGTTCAATCGTCGATCCCGTCGCAATCGTGACAATACAGGGCATCAATAACGCGGTCGTCGCTGAAATCGTCCGGGGTTCCGTTAGCATCGACCACAAGATCGATCCGGTCAAAAATCCGCAAATCGGTTTCGCCGTCCACCAGAAAATACCAGTCGTCGCCGTCCAGCGCGTCGGTGCACCAGACTTCAACGGCGTTCCCGTCGTCGGTGGCGGTCATGCCCTGCACAATGGCCGGGGCGATGTACCGGCCCAGCGGGCCGACGGTGTAGGGGCAGACAGCAGCGGCGCGGGGTGCGCCTGCCAAAAGGGCAGCGGCCAGAGCGGCGGCGGTGATGATTCGTTTCATGGTTCATATCTCCTTTTTGCTTTCGCGGTGTGTGTTCGTCTTTCTCCCGGATGTTTCCGGGGTGGTGGGATCGGGTCGCTTTTCGGTGCGGCCCGTCAAGGTATCCGGGGCGGCGTTCATGCCGGAATGCTGTAAATCTCGCTGAAAATGTCCAGCGCGTCGAGTTCGGCGGCTTTCTGGCGTGCGGCATTCACCGCGCCGCGGTCATCGTGGCCGTTGAAGTGGTACGCCTCAATAAAGGCGTTGCGGATCAGATCGGCGGTGTGCTGGTGCTTCTGCAGCGCTTCCCATTCGGCCCGGTCGCGGATCAAGATTGTACAAGTCCATGCGCAAGCGCTGAAAGCCTGCAGAACGTCAACATGAAACGATTTGCACCGGTTCAGCGCGGCGGTGATTTGGTCGCGCTCTTTGCGATCCATCGGAACGATGGAATAGGCGGGAATGTACCAGCCGGAAACGGGGGAGATGTTCCAGCCGTGGCGGGCGGCGATCTGGTTTACTTTCTTGTCAAATGCTGTCATGGTGTCGGCTCCTTCTGGTTTTGATTCACCCCGGCGGGGTGGTGGGCATGGGTTGCTTTGTTGAGCGGTGCAGCCCTTGCAAAGTGTCCGCTTGACTTTACCGGCGGAAACTGGTAAAATCATTGCAAGATGAGCTGTTCAAATCCCATCTTGCGAGCTGTCAACCGGTGGTGCGGTTGGCGGCTTTTTTCTTTGCCCATTCAGCCATGAGCGCGGCCCAAACGGCACGCTTGACGGCTTTCGGCAGCTCGAAAAAGTGTTTATTCATGCGGCTTTTCTCCTTTCGGCTTATTCAGCTTGCAACCCTGTACCGTGTCGCTCGCTGTGGCACTACTCTAGCACGGTACAGGGTTGATTGTCAAGCCCTATACCGTGCTTTCTGCGTTTTGCACAAAACCCTATACCGTGCTTTGTGCAAATTGACACTGTACAGGGTTGGGCGAAAATGCTATATTTTATATATAAAAATAAACAGGGGTAATATTATGGCTGTATCAGCAAGAAAAAGACTGAATAACGACAAATACAACGCAAAATGCACGCAAATAAACCTGAAACCGTTGACACCGGAAGCAAATGCAATAAAAGCCGCGGCAAAAGCGTCTGGGCAAAGCATACAGGGATATATTTTACAGGCCGTGCGGGAACGTATGGCAAAAGAGGGCCAGCCGTTGACGCTGGACGACTTGCCGGGGGCTGATTCCGTGGGCGGCGATTCCGTGAAACCGTGAAAAGCGGGGAAGAAGGGGGACTATAGGGGGTTACTGGGGCGGCATATAGCCTAGTTAACCCTTACCACTGCAGCGATATGCCGTTAAGTGAAGAATCTGACCCCTTCGGCAAACAGCAAAAACAGCCCTGCACCGGGGCGACAACAGCAGCAGAAAAGGCCGGGACGACCGACGCACAACGCGCCGCCGCCCCGGCCTTTTTCTTTTTGCCCGCTTTGCCGGGCCGCTCACACTGCACCGCCTGCAGCAGCCAGCGCCCGCCGCGCACCACCTGCAGCGGCCAGTACCCCGCCGCCCGGCCTGCTGCATACCATGCCAGCGCCGCCCGCCTGCCCTATGCCAGCATACAGCAGACCGCCGCGCCATACTGCACCGCCTGCACACTGCCAGCCCTAAAGCAGCCAGCACCGCCCGCCGCCTTGCCGCGCCTGCCCGATGACGCCGCGCCCGGCCTGCTTTGGGGCGGATCGCTGGCCCGATGACCCCGCCCGCCTGCCGGATCGCCGCC